AGTTGCGCCAGTAGCACCGACGTTTCCTGTGACACCAGTTGCACCAGTTGCACCAACATTTCCTGTGACACCAGTTGCGCCAGTTGCACCAACATTCCCTGTGACGCCAGTTGCTCCAGTTGCACCGACGTTTCCTGTGACACCAGTTGCACCAGTTGCACCAATAGAACCAGTAGCTCCTGTAAGACCTGTTGCGCCAGTAGCGCCGATTGATCCAATTCCGCTTATACCACTTACTGGCTGCCACATTACTCCTGAAGGAGTAGTTGTTAAAACATAACCATTACTTCCAATACTATTAGAGAGGTCAAATATATAACCCGATATTTGAACCCCTGTCGCTAAAATTTCGTCTATAGCAAATTGCGCCATTTTAAAAACCTTGTGCCTTAAGAATAATTACACAAAAAAATCTTTAGCCCTCCTTTAAAGAGAACTAAAGATTCTTAAATCATTTATTATTTACTACCTACCTTCTGATAAAATTTTCTTTGCAACATCTGAAATATTATCATCTTGAACTTTCTTGGTAGTTGAAACCTTCAAATAAGAATTAGTGTGACGACGAAATTCATTCATTAAACGATCTTTTAGCATTCTAAGATTATCAACCGGAATGAGGTTCATCTTGAGAGCATGATTTTGAAGATCACTTTTTGTCATTGCATTTAACTGGCTCCAGTATTCTTCTTCATTAAAAGTACCATATCTATTAGAACCATCGTCACCTAAAATTTGATCGAGTGTTTGATATTGTTTCTCTTCTATCTTGGCATGAGTTTGATTTAATTCATCAAGTTTTTGTTTCTTTTTAGCCATAAATTATAATATATTAAATTATTAAAAATGTAAAATAAAAAACCCCAGAGGGGTTACCTCTGGGGTTAAAACTTAGCAAGTTTTTTAGTTTGTGATGATACCACCGATTGCGCGGGCATCGATACAAATACGACCTTCCTCAAGGAAGCCGTAGAAACCAGTCTTCTCAGCGCGAGTTAAGAATTGGTCATCAGGGAGAACAGTGAGTTGACCACCGCTCTCAGCATTTGTAGCAACTGGACGGATGAATGCATCACGGCTTAGATCAAGACCGATTGAGAGGTCATGAGAAGCAGTGGCGAATGTAATGGCGTTAGCACCATTGATGTCAGGATATGTGGTTACGTCGAAGGAATCGAACAAGGTGTTATACTTTTGATTCTTACCGAGTTCAACGAGTTCAACGATATTGATACCAAAGAGGCTCTCCATTCCGCCACCTCTATAAATCTCTGAACGAGCATCATCAGGCAATTGAGTTTGCTTAGGAGTAGTTGAAGAAGTATCAAATAGAGGATTGAATGAAAAGGCACGAATCTTAGCTTTAACTTCAGGGCTAATGAAGAGATCAGTTAAGCCACGAGCGGAAGCATCAGCAGGAGTACCACCAGCGAATGAAACATTAATTCTCTTAAAACGGAGGATTAAGTCATTTAAGCAGGCGAGATCGAAAGCTCTTGCACCGCCAACTGGAGCAATCAAATGCTTGAGAGCGCCAGAAGCAGAATAAGAAACTGAGCGACCATCTTTAGTAGCGGCAGCACCGAGGGCCTTAAGAACAACAGCCCAAGCATTGCGCTCTTGCTTAACAAGAACTTCTTGAGCCATACGATCTAGAGCACCACTAACTACGTCAAGACGGGCTTTGCGAGCATATTTCTTATTGAAAGAAACAGCAGAGTCAAGACGATAAGTAGCGATCTTTAACTCTTGAACGGGTTGATCCATGTAGTTAGTGGGAAGACCACCAGCGACATTTTGGGACCAAACAGAAACTAGGCCAGCAGCCTCATTGTAATAGAGATCAAGAGGATAAGAAGGAGAATCATCTTCATTATACTCCATGTCTCTATAAATCATGCTAGCAGTACCAGCTTGAGCGAGAACCTTTTGAATAACAGGTCCGACGAAAGCGGCTAAAGCTTCCATAGCTTCGGCAGCCTCGACGACATTACGAGAACCAACTTTCTTAATTAGCTCTACTTGTTCGGGTGTATTTTTTAATTTAAGTCTCATATGATTGTGTTAGTTGATGTGTTAACTTAATGGATTATAGGTCGAGGTTAAGGAGTGCGTATCCGTCATCATCAGCAGAGCCGAGATAAGTTCCAACTTTTGCACCACCACTTCCGCCATAGATAGCGGCATTGGTTTCAAGCTCACCATTGGCATTAATGAATGCACTATTACCAGCAGTAGCACCAGTAGCGTAGGCGAGAATAATGCCACGCTTGAGTACGGGAACAGTTTGTCCAGAAACGACTGCGCTGAGTTCAGCAGCCTTACGAGGATTGAAGATAAGCTTCTCACCGTTTTCGTCTGTTTCGCGAACGTCATTGAGTAGAAGACCAATGACTTTACCATTGTCGCCAGTACCAGCGGTTGTAACGCGGGCAGTGGTTGAATAACGATCAGAAACAACGTTAGAATAAGAAGCACCTACAGAACTACTTGAAGTAATGTTGAGTGCGTCATCGCTGTTTTTCCAGCCGTTACCAAGAACCTTAACGAAGGTTCCTTTGTTTACAGTTTCGAGGTCGAAAGCAAACATGTTAATAACTTCATGCTCGCTATAACCACGAAATGGTTTGATTAATCTTTTTGTGGATGAATATGCCATAGTGTTGTCCTATTGTTGTATAATATTTGTTTTATTTTGTAATAACGAAGCCTTCGTCATTAAAAGCTGATTGGTATTTTTGCTTTAATGTCTTTGATGGATTAACGATACCAGCAGTAATTTGATCGGGTTGCTCAATACCATTGTTAATAGCATCATCAATGACAGTAGCGGTTTCTGCAGAAGCAACAACTTCTTTAGCCTCTGTTGCCATAGTTTCTTTCTTCTCTTCTTTTGGCATCTTAGAGGCTTTGTAAGCTTTGTTCTTCTCTTTCATTAGTACGCCCATTTTCTTTTTGTAGGCGGCGAAAGAATCATCATCGAGGTCTCTAATATCATTAGCAATTACTTCTCTATCGTCCGCCTCAAGATCAAACTCTTCATCAAGACTTGCCATTCTGTTAGAGAAAAGCTCTTGCTTCTCTCTATTGGCTTTTTCTTGTTGTAAAGTCTCTAAAGATTGCTTGAGAAATTCGATTTCTTTTTTGAGGTTTTCAGAGTCAGCGGAAAGACTAGTATACTTTTCTTCAGCGTTCTTAATTGCGTCTTCTTTTGCCTTCATTTCAGCGGAATATTTTTCGGAAGCTACTTGGAGTTGCTCGCCGATAAAATCTCTGATAGAAGAAGCAGTAGTCTCTTTGAGTAACTCATCAGTGATTTGTGATACTTCAGATATTTTCATATTCTTTCTTTCGATTATTACATTTGATTCTAATGTTTGTGAAATTTCTTGTGCTTTTTGTTCAACAATTTGTTCAGATTCTGGTTTTTTGACGCTAACTCCAACCACGTCTGCTGCCGGATTAGCAGTTAAACCAACACCGAGAGGTAAAACTCTACCTTTAATTTTGCGATAAATTAATTGATTTTCATTAAGTCTTCCACTTCCACCAAAACCAGTGAGTTTGCCTTTAATTTTTTCTATTTCTTCTTTATCAGAAATAATTGTAGCATTTTCTATATTCTTTTCAGAGCCTTCTAAAACGGCAACTTCAAAATCATTATAACCCAATTCCCAAGAAGCACTAACTTTCATATAGTTGTTAGAAGTAGGATCGTTTGATTCTTCTATTGTATTTGCTAAATCTTTATTAACAATTTTCCATACAACCCCGCCGAGAGTAATATTGTAAGGTTCTTTTTTATCTTTAACTTGTTCTTCAGTTAACGGTAAATCAGTACCAAATTCAGAAAAACCGGCAGATAATATAACACCAACTACATTTGCGCGATTGTGCTCGATATTTATTGGCTTATTAATGAAGTTTTTATATACTTCAGTAGCGATAGAAGAATCAATAACGTCACCATTTTTATTAACTCGATTCACAACGCAAGCATTAAAAGCAATTGGTAAAAGATCCATATTAGACTCAGAATTGACATCAGGAATAAAATTTCCTACATCAATTAAACTGGCTAATGATAGGTATTTATCTTTTTCCTCAGAAACTAGTGGTCTGATTGAGGAACTAAATGTTGATAAAAAATCAAAATTCATATTTTATTCTAGAAAATAATTAATACTTCCAATTGAATTAGCAGGTAAAACCGCAACTCCTGAAAAATCGGGAACATCTATAGGAACTGATAAATTACAATTACCTTGAGCAATATAAGCTAAAACACTACCAGTTGCAGTAGCACTTGCATTCAACAAAGTAATAGCATTATTAGTAGCGGTAATATCAGTAATAAAAATTCTAGAATTACCACTATTAGGAGGTTGAATAACCACGCCAGACGTAGTGAAATTGGTAATTAAACCATTTACAGAAGCTACTCCATGTTGAATAAAAGATTTCATTTATTTTAAAGTTAGTAAATATTTTGTCTGATTTACGCTCCCTAGAATTTCATCTCTAATATTTAAAAGATCGGTATCTTTAGCTATATCTAATTGAGAAGGAAGATCGTTACTAAGAAATGCAATAAAATTATTCATAGTGTCGAGCGGGCTTATTGATTTATAATTTTGTAAAGTTAATACAAATGAATCTTTAGCAATAATACGACCGTATTTACCCATGAAAGTCTCAATAAACTCATCAATATTTCCGGAAAGACTATCGTATAGTTCTCCAAAAGTCTTATGTTCAGCGTAACCATAAGTTTGCCAATGAAAAATTTTGACTTGATTTTGAAACTCTAGCATTGCGGATAATATATTCATATTCTTTAATCTTTTTACACTTTTTAGTTTATTTGAATTAGTTGATCTTGTGTTTTTGTAAGAACATCACCTTTTTTGTAAGTTGGACCTTCATTAGTTACTTCATATGAAACAACCATTCCCATTCGGTCAGGTAATTCTTTAACTTCTTTAATAATCCCTTCGCTACCAAAATGATAACAAGCTCTATTAATATTTCTTACTTTTTTTCCAACCATGAACATTGGAGTCATATAGTTTGCTTCTACCGATTCAGGTCCTTCTGTCATATCTTCAGACTCATCTTCAGATTCTCCATTTTTTGATTCTCCATTTTTTAAAAATCCACCTTTTGGATAAACCAGATAAGTATGAATAGCATTAATATTATGTTCAGTTATGGCAATTTTATTGATAATCCAAGGTTCAGAGATCTCTAATGCAATTTCTGGATCTGTTTGAATTTTAACAATTAAATCTTGGAGTTTTTCAACACAAAGAGAGAATTGACCAACGGCCATTTCAGCGGCATCTTGAGTATGATACATCATTTCTTCAGCATCATCTTCAACTGCAATATCATCTGCTTTAGAAAGCTCAGGCCAAATTTTAAGCAATTCATCTTGATTCCAAAGAGTAATACCATCCCACTCTTCTTCATTAGCTTGAGCTTTTTTTAATGCATCTTGTTTTGGATAGTCTTTATCTCCGGGTTTTGCTGGTTTATAATTTTTACCAAGACGCTGTTTCTTTTTTTGTATATTATGCCAAAGACCTTTACCGGCTCCTGCTTCTAAAGTTAGATTTTCTTCTGAAGCTTTAACTGGGGCTCCTGCTCTCCATTGATAACATGACCAATAACGAGCTTTCCATTTAGGACCGGGATTTTCACAATGATGTCTAGCTCTAAAACTCTTTCTTCTAGCTGGGTTATCTCTTTTGATCTCCATATTGGGATCACCAAAGTTAACCTTTACAACATTTCCTTTTTCATTTTTAACATAAACAGAAAACTTTTTAGGACCATCAGGAGTTCTGAATGGTTTGTTTAATGTTTTCTTTTCTCTATCAGCAGCGATAATTTTAGAAGAAATATCTATTTCTAATTCTTTAGATTTCATATTAAATATATTCTAACCAGTTTGATTTTTCGTCTTCTGTTTCTAAATATAAATCGTTGACGTCTTCAAAATCATAGTCTAAAGAAAATTCTTTAATATCAGCTTCAGCTTGATTAAAATCATCATCATTTGACAACCAATTATCTGTAATATCAATTTCAGAAGCTCTAGAAATATCACTATCAGCTTTTCTATAAGCATCTTTAACTGGTTTACCAGCCATCATTCGTAAAAAAGTGTTTACGCGGGCCATGGCCCATTGTCCTCTAGTTTTCCCGGGTCTGTGACTGGAACTAAAAGCGCCAGCGCCTCTACGATAAACTTTCTTTAATTGGCTTAAACTAACTTTTTTAGAATATTTGCTATTATGTTCCTTAACTTTAGCTTTTAAAGCTTCTACAACTTTAGCAGAAAATTCTATAGCTTTATCGCTTTTAGTACCTGCACTGCCAGCAGGATTCTTAGCAGAACCCTTACGTTTCTCAGATGGTTTAGAAGGAGTTTGAGCGGAGCTTTTAGGCCCCGGTCTTTTAGATTCTATTATCTCAATATCTAAACCTTCTAAATTCATAAATTAAACACTTAATATTTAATACACAAAAACTTAAATATTAGGAAATTATAAAGGACCATTAGTATTAAAGTTTGTGTAACTTAAACCTTTCAATAATCCACTCATAAAAAATCCATTTTGATGCGGATAAGTATTCAAATCCATATCGCAATAAAAATTAAAATTTAAAACAGAGTTTGATCCGATAGAAGAATCATAAGATAAGTCTTTAAATTTAACTCCTTTAAAGTCATATCTTATAATAGCTTCTGAATTTTTACGCATATTAATTGTAATATCGTATTTATTATCAGAACGAATTTCTGAAATTAAGTTGCCTGAATAATTTAAATTATTATAAATAGTAGCAAAAGAGCCTTCAACCGTAATAGGAGTATTAATCTGCCTATCTACTGGATAGACATATCCTAAAGTTTTTAAAGGCTCTCTTTCTAGAGGAACAGTGAAGTTGAAAGATTGAATAGCTGCATTTTGTAATATAATATTAGATTTTTCTTTGGAAGAAGATAAATTATCATACAAATCAACAGATATTTCTCCGGGGTTTAACACAGAAATAGAATTGCCTATTTCTTCATAATCTTTATTATAATTAGGAATACAAAAACGGACTCCAGTATTTAGATTTCCACTCTTTGGCTCTACATAAGGAGATATGACATTTATTCCAGAAGAGTGAAATAATAAATTATGAGCTACATATCCAACACTAGCTCTTGGAAAATTACCAACCCTTGCTTCCACACTGTAAGAATTTAAATAGCAATTACCAAAAGCTAAAACTGGATAACCAGATATGACAGAACCTATAACATCATTTGGGTTTGGAGAAATGACTAAAAATAAATTTCTTTCATCTCTGTACTTAAAAGGATATTTAAATGTATTATTAGTTGCTTGAACTCTATTAGTATTAAAGGAGTAATTTTGATCTCCGAAAGAAAACCCAGATAAAATATTTCCACTAGGATAAACTTGAGAACCATCGAATTGATCTAAATTTGGAGGATCTAAATGAACGTAAAGACCCATGCGAGCTTCATTTCTTAAATCTTTAATATAATAATCAAAGCTGAGATTAACTTCAGGCGGATTTAAATTATAATCATAAACAGTAGATGCATTCCCTAACTCAGAAAATCTGGAAGCTTGGGTATTTATTTGATAAGAAAATTGATTAATTCTTTTTAATGGTTGAATTAAATTATAAACACCAGTATTACCTAGATTTATATTTGGATCAGAAAAATAAAAACCACTGGCTGGTGCTGGACCAACAAATAGTAGTTGGTTATTATAAATGACTCTATTTGTAGGCATTATATTTTACTATGGTAAAGTAGACTTGCCATGTAGGAATCAACTTGATGTTCACAAGCAATGTCATGAATCTCTTCTATTCTTTTAGCATTTTTGTCGACTGGAGTTTCTACATATTCTGATATTTTAGAATGCCAATTAGATTTATCCTCATTGGCGACAATGATTTTAGTAATATCAAGAACTACTTCTTTTTGAGAGTCATTTAACTTTTTAAGTTTATGCTTTTTCTTTAAAAAGTCTTCTACAGCTAATCCTAATTTACTTGTAGCTTCGACAGTATCTTTTAATTTTAAGACACTGTAATTAGCTTTTGAATTACCAATTGGGCTTACATTTTTAGTGGTCTGTTTAATTCCTGAAGATCCAGCGGGTCTTCCTGTGTCCATCATTTTGGGTCCACCAATTAAAGGTTGATATAAACCTTTGTCTTTATAACTAACAAAATTAGTTTGAGACTGCAAAGATTCATCAGTTGTTGGTAGTACGCCTGTTTCAATAGCTTTAAGACCTTCTTCTGGAGTGAGTACGCCGAGTTCAATAAGTCGAGTATAAATCCTATTAAGATTTTGATCAGTCTTAAGATCCATATCCTCAAAGAAGGGAGTAGGAAATACTTTATAACCAATTTCTTTAGCTAGTCTCTTTACTTCTGGTAATAAGAAATCTGTAATAAAAGCTTGTCTAGCTTGTAATAATTTTTGACCCAAAATAGAAATTTTAGCGCTTGCATTAGCAAACTTTTCGTTTTGACCAAACAAGAAATTATTTAAACCGATTGAAATATCTTTATCAATTATCTCATATTTCTTAGGATCAAGGATATCTGCTATTTGAGGAATAACGAACTCAGCTTTAGTCGTGTAATCAGCAATTAAAACTCTCCCAATAGATTGATTTAAGAAAAGAGACTGCATGGTTTTAATATTTTCTTGGTTAACGCCACCTTCTTCTGGTGTTGTTCCCATTGTAACTAAAAGAATAACTTGCTGAAGAGTCCTAGTGAGCGCCATGTCCATTCTGCGCATTTCTATTTTAGCGCTAATATCTTCAAGAACTGGGAATCCCATTGGTACAGCAAATGGCTCATAATCTTGTTTTTTATAGAAAACTGCGTAAAACTTTTTAGTGTCTAAATGTAGTAAAACAGCTGTAGCTTTACCCTTTTCTATTTGTTGTTTAGCAATTGGATCTAAAGATTCGAGGATTTCTTTATCCTCTTCTGTTCTCGGATTACGAATTGCTTCAAGCTCGTAGTCAGTTAAAACTTTATAGTATTGTCCTCTATTAAAAGAAAGATTACCATTTACTTGAACATCTGCAGGATTGATAATTATATATTTAGCTGGCAAAGATATTCTTGCGGCTAAAGCTTGACCTCCAAAAACTTGACTTATTTTAGAAACATCTTCTTCTCTAATTGTAGTATCATATCTATAAATGAAAACATTTCCTGATCTGTAATACTCTCTAAAAAATTTATCTTGTAAAGCTGTTAAATTAATTTTATTAAATAGAGCTTGAAAAAAGTCTCTGCTACTTTTATTACCACCTTTGAAATGAATATTACCGCAAGACAGTTCTGCCATTAAATCAATCGTATTTCTAAATAGACCGAAATTGTAATACGCTTTCTGGCAAAGAATTACAGTATCTCTAACATCGATATTAGATTTATTATAATTATAACCAGTGGCATAGTTGAAAGGAACCATGCCGTCATCAATATTCCTGAAACGATCAGTTCTTTCAATCGTTGAAGCTGCATTTCTTCTGCTTCTTGTTTTTTCTACGGGTTCTCCGATACCACGAGCGGGTATAGAACCTTCTACCATCATAGGAGCAAAAGAGGATTGCTCTTTATTTTCTTTTTTTGCCTTTGCCATAAGCCTAATTATTTATTACACTAATTAAATTAAAATTGGTGTAAATCCGGTTTGAACTATTTTATTTTCAGTAGCCATTATATCATTATAACACTTAGAACCCCATTTCGCTAACATTAAAGCAGTATAATTATCTTTTCTTGCTCGATTCTGAGAATTTGATCTTCTGAGGTGTTGAGGTAAATCGAAATTAACTGTACCTCTGCTAGTAGTAGTAAACTCAACAAGAGAACATTGCTTCTTCGTATTATAAATAAGCATGTCTTGCTGTTCTATTAGATCGAGCTTGTTCCAGTCTTTATTATTATCAATGAAAATAAGAGCTTCTGGAATCTTTTTATTTATTTCTTCATTAAAGAATGATTCATTAGCAACAGTTTTGGAAGCAAACCATATCTTTTTATAATCAATTGCTGCTTGTAAATTTTCATTACCTCTTCGAATAAAAGTAGAAGTAAAGACTTGACTCATTGCTATCTTCTTAGATTCTAAGTTATATTGATTCTTTACCTTTTGAAGCATTTTTGTATAATCAACGCCATCTAAATCAGAATTAAAATCAATAAACTTAATCTTTTCTGCTTCTGAACTTACAAAATCCGAATCATTATAAGTATTAAAAAAGATATCAGCTCCAGCATTATCGCACACAATAAATACAATATTAAAACAACTCATTAGATAATTAAAATACTTAACATGAGTATTTAAATTACCTAAACCTGCATAGGCATGAACTAAGACATCATTTTTGTTTTCTCTATCCACTTCCAAGACAGCCATTGCAAAATAATCTGCATTTGGACTATCACTCATGTTAGGATCGATTGCTAAAATATATTCTTTCCCCGCTTCTCCACGAATTAATGTATGAGGGCGTTCTTCTAATTTAAGAGTGCAATCTTCCATTTTTTTCATGCTAAAATAAGAATCACTACCATCAGTAAATTGAGCGCAGTATTCTCGTAAAAAAGAAGCATGAGAAGATCCTCCGTTTTGCGCCTCTTCTGTAATTGAAGAATCAATCATTTCAGGAGGTAAAGCTTCATAGCTTAATTGAGATACAAAATAAGTAGCACTAGTTTCTTCTTTAGAATAAATATTGTCACACCATTCTTTGTAAGTTTTATACAAGTTTTCAAAAGTATAAGATGCTGAAGACAAAGCTATCATTTTGGAAGTATTTTTAAACACAGTTCTGTCTGACTCAGTTAAAACTCCTTGAGCGATTAATAAATCTTCTTGTTCACGAATACTAATACGTTCTTTAATATCTTGAGGGACAATCAAAAACGGCATCAAAACATTTTTAATAATATCTTCTGGTAAAAGTAAAAACTCATCAAGCACTAGAACATTAGCGCGGAAACCACGAATCTTTTCGCCGCTTAGAGGAATTGCCTTTATTGATCCTTCATTTATAGACCAATCATATTCATCATTACGTTTAGATTTTGCGCCAAAGGCTTGTAATAAAAGATCTGCGCCTTTAGATTCAGTAATCTTTTCTATTGAATTAAAAATGCTCCTTGCTGTTCTGAAAGTTGGACCAGCAATTAAGATTTTACTCTTAGGCTCAAAGATGCACTGCAAGAAGCAAAACACAGCAGCAGAGAAAGACTTGGAAGCGCCACGACCCCATACATTCATACAAAAGTTTCTATTCAGCATCCCTTTAATAACAACTTCTTGATAAGGCCAAAGTTTAATTCCTGAAATCAGTTCTGTTGTAATTCCAATATTTGAGCGTAAAAATTTTGCTAAAGTTATCTTAGCTTGTTTATCATCAAGAGTGTCTTTAAGTTTTGAGTATTCCTCATTAAGATTTGTAAC